TCAGCCGATTTTGCAGCCCCAGAAGGACGTGTGGTCGGCGGCGAAGTAGCCGTCCGCGACCCGGAAATACCCCTGCAGCTCGACGGTATCGCCCACAGTGAGCGGCACCATGGTCTGCAGCCAGATCGCGGTGGCGAGCGAGACATGAGTGGCGGAGATTTCGCCGAGGGAGCCGCGGATTTCCGTCGTGCCGTTCAGCACCAGCCGCCCGCGCATGCGGGCCGTGGCGCTGGCGTTGATCTTGTAGAGCAGCGTCGCGCCGAAGAGGTAGGTGCCGTCCACCGGGGCCACAAAATGGTTGTTCGCGGCGTCGAACGCGCCCTGATCGTTGTAGTCGGTGTTGTTGAGGCCGATCTTCGTCCAGGCCCCGACGCCCACGTAGTTGTCGTAGTTGGTCCAGGCCTTGAACCTCGGCAGGCGGGGCTGGTCGACGACGCCGGTGGCGTTGTCCACGCTGAGGCCATCGAAGAAGGTGCTGCCGTCGGCGGAGACCGAGAGGCGGAAGCGGTCCGACCCGAAGAGCCCGACCAGCGCCTTGGTAACGAAGCCGGTCTGCAGCGTGAGGCCAAGATCGTCGCCCGCGGCCTCCTTGTTCATGGTGTAGAACAGATCGCCGGTGCCGCCCTCAGCCATGGTCTTCGCGGTCCAGAGCGCAGCGTTCAGCTTGGCCGAGAACGGGTTCGACGCATCCGCCGTGGTGCCGAGCCCGAGTAGCGCAAGGTTTTGGAGCGCCGCGGGCGTAGTCCCGATCCAGCCCGCGCCGTCATAGACCAGCAGCAGACCCTCATCCTCGACCCATGCACGCCACCCGGTGCGTGGCGGCAGACGGAGCCAGGCGCCATCGGCCCAGAGAGCAACGTTCAGGTTCCACCCCGCCCAGTCGCCCGTCGCGCCTGAGGCGACGATGTAGCGGTCGCCATCGGCCGGGCTGGCGGGCGGCGTGGTCAGGTCCCGGTCGAGGACGGAGAGCTGCACCAGCCCATCGAGGATCCGCAGCGCTTCGTTGTGGGTGACATGCTTCTGGGCCTGCGCCGCCAGGATGTAGGGCATCAGGAGATGGGTCGTGGCGTCGGACATGGGATGGCCTTCAGAACGTGAGGGTGGCGGTTTTCGGCGCCCCCCGCCCGACGAGGGCAGAGAGCTGGAAGATGCGGATGGTGAGGCTGTCGCCGGGGCCCAGCGGCGCGCCCCAGTCTGCGGTCTGGTCGGCGGCGGTGTAGACGGCGCTGGTGATGGCCGTGCTCAGGATCCGTTTCACGGCAGCGCCGTCGAGGATCTCGACCTCGTAGGCTTCGATCTCCTCGGCCAGCGGCACGTCGGCCGCGCCCCAGTTGTCGGCCGCGAGCGACCGGGACCGGCGCGTCCAGCGGATGGTCAGATCGCCAGGCGCGCGCGGTGTGCGCCACGGCTGCTGGACATGGGCGATAGAAAACGGCCGCAGCCCGACACCCTCGGGCGCGAAGGTCTGCGCAACATAGGTCTCATCGCTGACCGGACGGCTGGCAGGGCCGATGCGCCAGTTCCATGGGATGCCGAGATCGGCCTCGGCGATCGGCAGTGACGCGAGCGAAGCGTCCAGCACGACGACCCGCGCGCCCGCAGGCGCCGGGTTGCCCATGGCGCCTTCCGTGCCGCGTTGGCCGCGCAGAAGCCGGGTCAGACGGTAGCGACCTGGCGCCAGCAATTCGGCTGCGCCCGCCTGCACGATCTCCCAGACGCCCGGCGCACTCTCGATCGCCAGCGCATTGGCGCCGCTGAAGAGCGTCAGGTCTGTCACGCTCTCCAGCGTGCCGGTGGGCAGATCGACGATCAGCGCGTTGCCGAGATCGAAGCGCGAGGTGGGGCCCGGGTAGAAGTCGGACACCAGCATCCCGATCCGGGCGCGGCTGCCGAACGTGGTCAGCAATTCGAACCCATCCGTTGAAGGGCTGCGGAACACCGCCATCTCGCCCGGCCACGGCACGGCATGCGCCGCTACCATCGGCCGATGCGCGGGCTGATCTTCGGTCAGCTGCGGCAGGTCCATCAGTACCGCGTCGGGTGCCCCGAACACGACGGCCCGCGTCAGCGAAGCCGCGCGGGGATCGCCGGGCGGCAGGTCGTAGGTCCCGCGATCCTGGCGGACCGCCTCGATCCCGCGCGCCTCGGCGTCGGCAATGGAGACGAGCCGCAGATCGACCAGCCGCCCGTCATGCGCGAGCCGGATCGCGTCGGCCGGATCGAGCGCGAGGCGCGATGGCGGCAGACGAAATGCCGCCGTCTCTCGGCCCACCCACGCTTCCATCAGTGCGCGACGGCAGCGGCGCTCGGCTTCTTCGGGCGGCACCGCCATCGGGAAGCTCTCCGAGGCGATCCGCGTCGTGTCGACAGTGATGCGCCGCGCCTCGACGAGGGCGGCGTCGTAATCCTCGTCGGCACGGGCCAGCTGCCACTTCAGCGCCTGCGGCAGTTCGGTTTCCTGCGCGCGGGTGAGTTCAAGAACGTCACCCTCTCGCCCGGGAACCAGATCGTCGGGCGCGATGGTCGCGACCGAAGCCCGGCCGCGCATGATGAAGCGAATGACGCCCTCGGTCTCAACGGCATCGAAGCCGAAATGCCGCGACAGCGTGGTGATCGAGGCGCGCGGGCTTTCCAGCGCAGTGATGACATAGCCCTCGACCGCGCCCCAGAGGCCGGTGACGTCGATGCGGGATTCCGGCATTCCGGCGCGCAGACAGAGATGCCGGACCAAAGCCGCGAGCGAGACCGACCCGAGGCGACCCGTCAGCCAATGTCCCAGCCGCCAGTTCCCGCCATCTGTCCAGACGTCGGTCAGCGCCGGGAAGAACGGATAGGGCCGCGCGTCCCAGGTCCAGGCGGCGCATTCGGGAATTTGCACCATCCGGCCGCCGTAGACGCCGGAGGTCGGGTTGTTCGCGGCCTCGCCCCACCAGAGATATGTCGCCTCGAGATAGGCCCGCTGGATCGCGTCGTCGCGCCAGCCCCGTGAGGAATGCGGCGTGAAGCTCTCCGATGACTTCGGGTCGAAGAAGACGTTGGGCTGGTTGGTGCCCCGGTCGATCGCCGGGCAGCCGAGTTCGGTGAAGCGGATGGGCTTTGACTGCGGCGCCCAAGCCGTCGGCGTCCCGCTCTCCACGCCGCCTGGCCGGTCGTAGTGCGGGTTCGACCACCAGGCTTGCAGATCCTTGTAGCGGAAAACCCAAGGCTTGCCCGCGGCCCCGTCGGTGATCGGGGTTCGCACCTGCGCCGACCGATCGGCGGCGCTGGCATAGAACCAGCCGAAGCCTTCGCCGCCCGCGATGTTCCCCTGCAGGTAGGCCCGGTCGTAGATCGCGGGCCAGCCTTCGGCCGCGTCCGCATGCTCGAACCCGTCCCGCCAGTCGGAGAGCGGCATGTAGTTGTCGATCCCGACGAAATCGATCTCCGGGTCGGCCCAGAGCGGGTCGAGGTGGAAAAACACGTCGCCGCTGCCGTCGCCCGGCTGGTGCCCGAAATATTCCGACCAGTCGGCGGCGTATCCGATGTTGGTGCCGGACCCGAGGATGGAGCGCACGTCCGCAAGGAGGTCCCGATAGGCCTGTACCGCCGGATAGGTAGACGCGCTCGAGCGGATCGTGGTGAGCCCCGGCATCTCGGTCCCGATGAGGAAGGCATCCACCCCGCCGGCCGCCGCGCAGAGGTGCGCATAGTGCAGCACCATGCGCCGCAGGCCCCAGTCGCCGGGCGTCCCCGCCCACGAGACCGACTGACCCGAGACGCTGAAGCTGGCGGGCGTGGCCGCGCCAAACAGCGCCGCGACCTGGCTTGCGGCCGTGGCGGTCTTGTCCACGGTCCCGGCGAACCCCGCCGCAGGCGAACAGGTGATCCGCCCCCGCCAGGGGAACGCGGGCTGACCCGCCTCGGCGGCGTTGTCGGAATAGGGGTTCGGCAGCGTGTTGCCGGGCGGCACATCCATCAGGATGAACGGATAGAAGGTTACCCGCAGACCGCGCGCCTGCATCTCCTGTATCGCCTGCACCACCGCGAAGTCCGACGGCGTGCCGCCATAGACTGGACGATCCTGATCGTCGCGGCTGACGAGGAAGGCGCTGGCGCGGCTCACGCCATTCACCGACCAGCTGGCGGGCGTGGTCGATTTCGCGGACACCTCGACGCCGGGCCGCACCTTGCACGATCCCGCGCGCAGGTCGTCGCCGAACCATGCCACGACGAGGCTGACGCTCTCAACCGCCGGGGCCATCGCCTGCAGCCGGTTCAGCGCCTCGACCATGTCGGTGGAGTCGGCCAGCGCGTTCAGGTTCTCGGGCACCGTCGCGCCGCCATCGGTCTTGCGGATCGCCTGTGTGGCGTAGGTGAACTCGCCCGAGGCCGGGATCATGGTGACGGCGCGGGTCAGCCCCTCGGCGGTGTCCGGATCGGCCAGCGGCCGGAACACCTCGAAGGAGAGCTGCGGCAGGCGGTTGCCGTAGGTCGAGAGCGCCAGCTCCTCGAAGACCACATAGGCGGTGCCGCGATAGGCGGGGGTGTTGGCCGCGCCCGTCTTCGCCACGATGAACGGATCGGCGGTCTGCGCCTCGTCGCCCGGATACCAGCGCCAGGTGACACCGGAGAGGTCCATCGGCTTGCCGTCGGCCCAGATGCGGCCGATGCCGGTGATCGGGCCTTCGCAGAGTGCCACGGCGAAGCTGGCATAGTACAGATACTCGGTGGTCTTGACCTTGCCGCCCCCGCCGCCCTTGCCGCCGCCCTGCGTAGTGGTCCTGGTCTCCTCGCGGAAATCGGTCGCCCAGATGATGTTGCCGCCCATGCGCATGCGCCCATAGAGCCGCGGGATCACCGCCCCTTCGGTGGCCGAGGTGATGCGCAGGGTGTCGAGCCGCGCGCCCTCGATGCGTTGCGTCGGCGCCAGCGACGAGATGATCCAGCTGTCGACCACCGAGCCGATGGTGGAACCGATGAAACCGCCGATGGTCGCGGCGCTGACGCCGAGGATCGCGCCGCCGATCGAACCGCCAATGGCGGCGCCGGCCGCGCCGAGAACGAGGGTGGCCATGTCGGGGTCTCAGCGTTGCGGAAACAGGAAGGCGAAGGCGATGCGCCGCCGCCAGGATTGGGTGAGCGCCTCCTCGATCACGCCGAGCCGCTCATAGGCGTGGAGGAAGGTGGCGGGACCGGTCAGGATCCCGACATGCTTGGCGATGGCGCGGGGCCTCATGCGGAACAGAACCAGCGCGCCCGGACCGGCTGCCGCGGGTTCCACTTCGATCATCATGCGCCGGGCGCCATCGGCCAGCACCTCGCGCGGCCCGGTCTCGCCCCAATCGCGGCTGTAGTGCGGGATCGGGAACGGCTCGGGGCCAACCACCTCTCGCCAGACGCCCCGGGCCAGCCCGAGGCAGTCGCAGCCGACGCCGCGCAGGCTGGCCTGATCATGATACGGCGTGCCGAGCCAGGCGCGCGTGATGGCGACGACGTGCGCGGGGTCGGCCAATGCGAGGGGTTGCGTCACAGCACGCCTCCCTCGTGGCCGCCATCCTTGGTGGCGTAGCGGAGAATCGCGTCCTGGCCGGGGATGTGCGGGAAGCCTCGGAAGTTGGCGGTGTTGGCGAACTTCGCGCCGCAGGTCTCCATCCGCTTGTCGCAGCCCGCGCGAATGGTGAAGCTGTCGTCCCCGGCGATCGCGCGCACCGGCGCTTCGAGCAGCGTCAGCACAGCTATGCCGTCCGTGACGTCATTGCCCAGCACCTCGGTGCGCCGCCCCGCGTTCGCGCCGCTGGTCCATTCTATGGTGCCGAAGGTGAACCATCCGGAGGCAAATCCTCCGAGCCCCGAGGCGGTGAAGGCCCGGTCACGCAGGAGATCGATGACGGCGCCCGTCCCCTTGTAGGCGGGGTCCTCCAGATCGACGCCGCAGCGCGCATCCCCCAGCGCGGCGTCACAGTTTCGCCTGGAACGTCCGCCCGACCGTCTGGCCAAGCACATGCGCGAGCGAGCGGACCTCGGCGACGAAGGCCAAGCGCCCGCGCCGAATCTGACCGATGGCCCCGCGCCGCATCAGCACGCGCTGGCCGGTGTCGGCCCAGTTGACGCGCCAGACCTCGACCTCGGCATTGTCCCAGCGACCGTCGAGGATGTCGATCTCGGTGATCCGGTCCGAGGTCAGCACGCCCTCGGCATCCTGCGCATCGACGGACAGGTCCGAGCCCGAGCGGACCTCGGAGGCCGTGAGCCCGCTTTCCGACTCGAAGTCGGTGCCGTCGAAGGCGAGCGTCCGGTCGTGATCGGTGAAGCCGAAGCTCACGCCGTCGGCGCGGGTGATCCGCCAGCACCAGGCGAGCGTTGTCGTGCCCTCGTCGAGATGGGCCTGCAGGGCGGGCGTGAGGGGTTTCATAGCGGCCTCCCGCAACCCGCGTCGATCAGCCGGATGAGGCGCGCGCCGGTCACGACCGAACGCGGCCCAGCGTCATCGGCCAGTGCCGCTGCGTGGGCGCTGGCGGGCGCGGCCAGTCCTGCGCAGAGCGCACTGTCAGTCACGCCCACGCTGGCGCAGCCAGTCACGAAGCACATCGGGATCGCTGCCCAGATCAGCCGCCGCATCGTCCATTCTCCGTCGCGTTGCGACCGCGTTCTCGCGGTCTTGTTTCGCCTGGCGGTCTCTTTCCTCGGCAGCGCCCCGGCGTCTTGCCCGCCAGAGAAGACCGGCGATGCCTGCGAGGCCTGCGAGAACGGCCGCGATCAATCCGAGAAGGTCAGCCATTGCTGCTGAATCCCCGCTCGATCCGGTCGCGCAGTCCGATGAGGCCAAGCCCGAGGAACACAAGCCCCGCTGGCGAGGCATCTCCGGAGCCCGCAAGCAGCGCGACGAGCCGGGCGAGCTCGCCGAGCGGACCGGTGGCAGGCAGCACGATGGACGCGATGCCGGTCAGCATGGCGAGAAGCCCCGCCCACCAGGTCAGGGAATTGGGTCGGACGTAGCGCATGGATCAGGCCCTCCGGATCAGTGTGGAGAAGAAGGCCGCCAGCCGGGCGAGCCAGTCGGACGGCAGGATGGGTTCAGACGGGATGGACGGGTGCGCTGGTTCGGCCGGGACGGAGGACGTGGTCGGCACGGGCTGCGGACGCAGCAGCGCCAGCGCTTGCGACTCGGTCAGGCGCCGGATCGGACGGGAGAAATCGACGCGTCCACGACGATCCACGGCCCAAACCGGGATCGTCCCGCCCGGGTAACAACCATGTTGGAAAAGATCGCGCTCGGCCTCACGCCGAGGCCGGATCGCTTCGGGCTTGAGCCAACCCATGAAGGCCGCAGCGGCAGCCTCGCGGTCGCCCGCATTCAGGTGCCGGGTGAGCGTTGCCTTTGCGATACCGCCGGTATTGTAGTGGAACGAGACCAGCGCATCGAACTCGTGCGGCGCAAGCGGCACCTTCACTGCCCGCAGCACCTCGGCTTCGTAGCGGGCAAGGTCCGTGCGGAAGAGCCGGAACGCCTCGCGGATGCCAGCATCGAGATCGGCGGGCATGCCGCGCGGCATAGTGCCTGGATCGGGTTGTCCTGCAGCAGCGGTGTGGCCAACGCCGAACGTCCAGATCGCCTTAATGTCACGATAAGCCGCCGGCACGATGCCCTCGTGCCGGGTGAGGGCCAGAAGCCCCCGGTCAGTCATGTGCATGGGATCACCCGAAAAGTGAGAAGATCAGGATCAGCGCGGCGACGACCAGCCCGACGCGGAGCCGGTGACCGAAGGCCTCGGATGGATTTGCAGGGTCGCAGCGCAGCTGCCGGGCAAGACGGATGAGCTCATGCAT